ATAAATACAACCAAGACGCACCATTGATAATGAGGTCAACTGTAAACGAGGAATAATAGTTTATGGCTTATAAGCAATTCTTGGACTGGACTCCAGACCACCCAGAATACAGAAATGAAGGTCTTACTGACGCAAGAAATGTAGTACCATCTTTTAAAAGTTATAGACCAACTAAAGGTCTAGCACCAGTAAGTACAAATGCTTTAGGCAATAGATGTCAAGGTTTTGCAAGTTTTAAATCATCAGCAGGAAACATAACGTCTTTTGCAGGTGATAGTACAAAACTATATCGTTACCTTGCAAACACATTTTCAGATGTTAGTGGCGGTACAACTTTTAGTACACCTGCTGACAATGACTGGCAGTTTACACAATTTGGTAATTATATAGTTGCAAGTAATGGTTCTAACGCACCTCAAGTATGGCAACTAGACACTAGCACAACATGGTCTGCTTTAGGTGGTAGTCCACCAACATTTTGGCATACAGCAGTTGTTAGAAACTTTGTAGTTAGTGGGTGGCAACCAACAAACAGAAATAAATTACATTGGTCAGCTATTGGTAATCATGCAAGTTGGTCTATTGGTACTGACCAGTCAGATGAAGAAACATTATTTGATACATCAGAAATCACTGGCATAGTGGGTGGTGAATTTGGAATTATACTTTGTGTAAATAAAATATTTCAGCTTAACTTTGTAGGTGGTTCATCTATCTTTCAAATTAGAGCTATTGAGCAAGAACGAGGTGCAATAGCACATGGTAGTATTCAAACAGTTGGGTCAGAAACATTTTTCTTATCTCAAGATGGTTTTTGTAAAACAAATGGTGAGAGTACAACTCTTATAGGTGAGAACAAAATTGATAAATGGTTTGATGATAGTTTAGACCAATCTAATATTTTAAGAATAACATCTGGGCATGACCCATTAAATAAATTAATTTTTTGGTCATATCCAACAACAAACTCATCTGGTGGAAACCCAGATAGAATACTTTGTTATAATTATTCTGCTGATAGATGGTCTTACATAGATGTTGCAACACAAAATGTATCTAGTGCATTTACAACTGGTACAACATTAGAGGCACTTGATAACATAAGCACTGACATTGAAACATTTACAGACTCATTTGATAGTAGAATATGGCAGGGTGGAACTTTGTTTTTCTCTGCATTTGATGGCAATAATAAATTTGGTACGTTTAGTGGCGATAGTTTAGAGGCAACAATAAGCATAGGTGAACAAGAATATGCAGATGGCAAAAGAACATTTATTACAAACATAAATCCAGTAATAGATGTAGAGCCTAAAGTTGCTACTGGAACTATATCAATCACTGGCACAACTATTAATGGTACTGGTACAAAATTTTTAACTGAACTTAGTGTTGGTGATGTTATTAGAGTTAATGATGTATCTAGTCAGTTTAACAATGCTAAGTTTATTGTAGCAACTATAGTTAATGACACATTGTTATCTATTGTAGTAGCACCAGACCAAAATATTTTAAATGTAACTTTCTTAGGGTACACACCAAGTCAAATTAATTTAGTAAGTAGAGAAAGGGCAGGTGGTACAGTTAAAGAAAGTGGTTTTACAACTTGCAATGATAATGGTTTAGCCTCATTTAGACAATCTGGTAAATATCATAAGATAGAGGTTAAAGTACCTGCTAAAGCTAACTGGCATGACGCAATGGGAGTAGAAGTAAACGCAACACTTGATGGAGTTCAGTAATGTCTGAAAAACCAATTTCAGTAAGTTCTGAACGAGCTATTAGTATGCCAATTATAAACTTAGTTGGAATTATTTTTTTGGTTGCGTCAGCAGTGTTTACTTTTAATTCACTGACAAACAAAATTACTGCATTAGAGACAAGCCAAGCATTAATTTTAAATGACATAGAACTAATTAATGAACATATTGATACTATTCCAGTAACAGAAATAGATAGTCAACTAAAAGAGGCATTTCTTCTTATAGAATTTATGTCTGGTAGATTAGAATCATTACAAAGTAACTCAGAAACACAATTACCATTAATAGGCAAAGCCCAACTGCAAGTAGATTTTCTTGAGGAACGAGTCATAGACTTAGAAGATTTAACAGACAAACTAAGAGGCAATGGAACACATGATTGAAATGGTATTCGTATTATCAATGTTTATTATTGAGGGTGATAATAGACGTTTAGATGGTTGGTATCATCAACCTAGTCTATCAGTGTGTTTAGAGGGTAAAAGAGTCGCTGAACGTACAGCAGGAAATCAAGTTGCTTACACTTGTACTTTAGAAAAAGGTGAAATGGTTACAGACGAACATGGTGTTAGACACTTAAATAAGATTTTATAATGGCTATTGAATACATAAGACGTACACCAACGCAAAACCAAGAATATTTTAACCAACAATTAACTCAAGCAGTTAATACAATGGTTAATAGGTTAAACATACCTTATGAAAAGGTAAGGGTGGCTAGTTATAGTGTTAAAGTAGATGATATGTTTCTTGATGTCAGTGTAAATCAAGCAACAACACTTACTTTGCCAAAATCACCACCGATAGGTACTAATTTAATTATTAAAGATAGCAGTGGCAGTGCAAATACGCACAACATAACAATTACTGCAAACACTGGAAATAATATTGAGGGGTCAGCTAATAAAGTAATAAACACAAACTATGGAGTGTTGAGCATAATATATGATGGCACAAACAAATGGCTTACCTTTTAAGGTAGTCTTTATACCAAAAGCCAAAGTAGAAGAAATATTTTGGTTAATTAAAAAAGATTTAAACAACATTTTAGTAAAAGCAGAAAACGGATATGACGTTAATGATGTTTATAAAGAACTCGTTAATGGTGATATGCAACTATGGTTAGTCTGGGATAGCGAAAACAGAAAAACAAAAGGTTTTGTTATTAGTGAAATACTAGAAAGACCACAATTTAAGGTTGGGTCAGTCTTTGTGATGACTGGCACTGAACGTAAAAGATGGCAATATGTTGCTATGCAAAATCTTATTGAATATGCAAAAGCAAATGATTGTCATAAAGCAATTTGTCTAGCCAGAAAAGGTTGGTCAAAAATATTTAAGGCTTATGGATTTAAAGATACACATTTAGCCTTAGAAATTAATTTAACAAACAACAAGGAATAAAAATATGAGTATAGGTGGTAGTAGAAAAAAATCATCAGAAACAAGTGAAGGGTCAAGCGAGGTCAAACCATACGCACCTACTGAACCTTATATTGAGGAAATACTTGCAGGTGCTAAAGCTGAGTACGATAAAGGCAATAAAGAGTATTTAGGTGGTTATGATTATAATGATTTATATTCAGCACCGACTAAAGAAATGCTTGATATGGAAAGGTATGGAAGTAATATTTATAAAAATTTTCAACCAGACGCATTTAAAGACGCAACATCTACATATAATTCATATTTAAATGGCGACCCAACAACAGCAGGTGGTGGCTATTTATCAAACTTTTTAAAGACTGGTACTACTGGCACTAGCTTAGATGATTTTAACTCTGGTGCAGGTTTAAATGCCTATGACATGATGAGTGCAGATGGCGGTAAATCTTATCTTGATGATTTCTTATCTAGCACTACCGATAAAATAAGTAATCAAATTGGTTCTGAATTTGCAGGTATGGGTAGATATGGTGGTAGTGGTGCTTATGCTAATGCAGTAGGAACTGGTGTATCAGACGCAGTATTACCTTACATGGTTGAACTAGCTGAGAATGAAAGAGCAAGACAATTTACTGGCAATCAAGATTACATAAAAAATATGTATAACGCAGGTTCAGATATATCTGCATTAATGGGTGATGCAGGTGCAAACTTAAACAACACTGAGGCTAATCTACTTGCTAACTATGGCGATTATCAAAGTGGTTTATATGATTTAGCAAGTGGCACATTAGCTGACTCTTATGGTTATGCAGGAATGGATAACGCAAGACGAGACAGAATAAATGAAATGGATATGTCTAAAGCAATGTATGACCAAGACGCATACGGAATGAGACTAATGGACTTTGCAGATTTAATTAACTCATACGCATTTGGTTTTCCTACTAAACTTACAAGTGGTACGTCTAGTGGTAAATCTAGTGGGTTTGGATTTGGTATAGGTTAGGCGTATGGATTTTTTTACAAAAATGGCAACAATCCTTTATGGCGATAAAAAACAAGGCACTAAAGGTAAATTAAATGATGGTGTCAATGAGGGCAAACAATACATGAATATGGCAGACAACCCTATGCTGAGAAGTCAAGTTGCTGAGATAACTGGTATGCCAATTAGACCACCGCAGTATGGAATGTTGGCAAACAGAATTGCTAGAAACAAAGAAAGACAACTGGGGTTGTTAAAACAAAACCCTAAATTGAGAGGATTATTAAGCTAATGGTTACAAAATATAGTTTTGGTGGTGGTTTGCTAGACAACAATCTTTATGCAAACAATCAAAGAAGAAAAGAAGAAATGAATACTATGCAAGGTTTATTGAATGACCCTGCATACCAAAGAGCAAAAGCAAATAATAAAAATACAATGTCTGCTATTAATAATCCTACACCAGACAATGTAATGCAAAGAGCAAATGCACTTACACCACAAATGGATATTCAATATCCTGCGGAAGTTTTGGCAGAGCCTAAAAAAAGAAATATGCTTGAAGAATATTTATTTGGTACGCAAGGGTTTCAACCATCAGTAGAACAAAAAAAGAGTGTTTATAGAGCTACAAAAAATTTAACTGATATGGAAAAATTGTTTTTTGAAAATAACCCAGATAAGTTTTTTGAATATTTTAACAAAGTTGGTGATTACAAAGTAGAACCAGACACAACATCAATTAGTTCAAGTTTTACAAATACTGGTCAAGAAACAGCAGAATACTTTGGATTAGGGAGTCCAGATAGTAAAGTAGCTCAACAAATGGGTGGTGATTCTGCAAAATTTGACCCAGAGGCAGATTATAAAGGAACTACTAAAGAAAGCAGAATGACTCCAGATGGTAGAGTAAGGTCATACGCACAAATGATTTTTGACGTTAATCAAAATAGAGATGCTAATTTTACAAACATACAAGCAGAACAAAAAGAATTAGGTTCTCAAGGTAACAAAACAGTGCAATTTGCAACTTACAATGATGATGGCAGTGTAACATGGTCTAACCCAGAGCCATTTTTCTATAATAAAGTACAAGAAAAAATTGATGGGGATTTTGGCACAAAAGTTTATAACAAGTGGGCAATACAAGGTGGATTTAGTTCAGAGGTTGCAAACATACAAAACTTTAATGAAGTAGAGCAATTATTAAATGACCCTAGAGTAGAGACATCTGGTTTACTATATGAAATTACACCAGACAAAGTTTCTAGGTTAATAGAAAGTGGCTATAAAGCAGAAAAAGATGATGATGGCAAGACATATCAAGTAAACAATGCTTTAGATTTAGTTAGGGCAGTTGTATTTCAATCATTAAAGAAAACACTAGGCGGTCAGTTTACTGAACGAGAGGCAGAAAGATTAGTTGAGGCAACATATAACCCTAGTCTGCCACCTGCGGTAAACTTAAAACGTATTGTAGCACTAAAAAATAAAATGCTTGAAACATTTAGGTCTCAACAAAGGGCAGTTGAATATTACGAAAAGAACAATGGTACTTTATATGGATATGACACAACTGTCAGTGGAATTGATTTAGCAAATTTATCTAAAGAAAGCATTACTGATTTTGTTGATAGAACTGTGATGCAAAGTTTTAGCGAAGATGACTATGCAAATATGTCTGATGAAGAAGCAGGTAATTATTACACAAATAAAGCCTCTGTATTAGAACAACAGTTTATGAGAACAATTTTTAACATTAAGGATTAATATGGCAACACTTACTAGAAAAACAAAAAATGATATACCAGTAATAACAATAGAGGGTGGCAATAGTAATGATGATACTCTAAGTGATGGTAAACCATTAGACGCATTTGATAGAGGGTTTTTAGATTACGCAACGTCAACTGCTAGTAATATTGTGCCAAGTGCAAAAAGATTTGCAGGTGGTATTTGGGATATGGTAAGTCAACCAGTTACTACTGCTAAAAATGTGTATGAGTTAGGCTCTAGTGTTGTTAGTTTAGTAAAAGATGGTGAACAAGGAAATGAACAACTTGCTAGAGATGTAGGACAATTTTTTGCTGATAGATATGGTGGGTTTGAGAATGTTGCACAAACTTTGCGAGATGACCCAATAGGTTTTCTTGCAGACGCAAGTATGATTTTAACTGGCGGTGCTTCAATAAGTGCTAGAGTTCCTACTACAATGGCTAATGCAGTTGCAAAAAACATTAATAAAGTAGCTACCTCATTAGACCCTATCAATGTTACAACAAAAGTTACTGGTTTAGCACTTAAAAAGAGTGCTAATGCAATAGGTGAGGTTGTAGGCTCAACAACTGGCGTAGGGTCTAAAGCATTAACTACCGCATACATGACTGGTTACACTGGTGAAAACGCACTGGCATTTACCTCACACATGAGAGGTAATGCAACTAAACTAGATGAAACTTTAAGCACTGCACATAAATTAATTGATGATTTAAAAAGTGGTAATAAAGAAGTTTTTATTAAAGGAAAAAATGGATTAAATCTTGCAGATACACCCATTGACCCAAATGTAGTTAATAAAATCTTAATGGATTTTAAAAACAAAAAAACATTTATGGGTCAATTAGAATTATCCAAAAACGCAAGAGCAAAATTACAAACAGTAGAAAAAATTATATCTGATTTTAATGCTAATAAAGGGTTGCATAATGCTAGAGGTTTAGATTTTTTAAAAAAACAAATAGATAATGAATACCCAACTGGTTTAAATCAAGGTGATGCAACAGTAGTTATTGCAGATATAAGAAATTCAATTAAAGACGCAGTTGTTAAAGCAGTACCAGAATATGCTGATGTAATGAAAACTTATGAATCAGCGATTAAATTAAGTAAAGAATTAGAAACTGGTTTAGGTTTAAAATCAAACGCATCTGCACAACTAACATTAAACAAATTAAATCAATCTATAAAAAACAATAGTGCCTCACAATTTGGCAATAAAGGTAATCAATTAAATATATTAGATGAAGGTGGACAACTTGAGGCAATGTTGTCTGGTGATGCTTTAAATACTTTTCAACCTAGAGGTTTGCAAAATCTTACAGCAGGTGGTGGAACTGCTTTAGCACTAACTGGTAATCCAGTTGCAGGTGCAGGTTTACTAGCAGTAAGTTCACCTAGATTAATGGGTGAGGCAAGTCATTTAGCAGGTAAAATAGCAGGTGCAACTACACCGTATGTTAGACCTGCAATTAAAACTGGTGTTGGTTTATCATTAGCAGGTGATTATGCAAATCCATCTAACAATATGGGTTCTTTTTCATTAGAAAGAAAAAATAAAGGGTTATTAGATTAATGAGTATTACTGCATGGAGTACAACCGCTAGTCAAAATGGTAACAGATTAGTCTCTGGTAATTTTTTAGAAAACCAAGCACCTAGCACTGTTAATGATGCAGGTCGTTCTGTTATGGCTCAGATTAGGTCATGGGCAAACAATATAGAATGGTTTGAGTTTGGCACTGGGTCTAACACTATTTCATATACAAGAGTATCAGCAACACAAATAAGTATGTCAGTAGATGTTGTTGATGAATTTCATGTTAACAGACGAGTACGCATTGTTGATGGTCAAGGTACAATCTTATATGGTCGAGTCACCAGTAGTTCATTTAGCTCACCTAACACTGCACTAACTTTTGAGTTTGATAGTGGTACATTAGGTTCTGGCAATCCAACGTCAGTCTCTTATGGAATAATATCAGCAACAAATACATCTTTACCTAGTGTAGTTCCAACTGGAACAATACTAATGACTGGGGGTGCAAGTGCTGATTCTGGTTATTTAATTTGTGATGGCACTGCTTACTCAAGAACAACTTACTCTGCATTATTTACTAAAATAAGCACTACATTTGGGGTTGGTAATGGTAGCAGTACATTTAATATACCAAACTTACAAGCAAAGTTTCCATTAGGTAAATCTGGTTCACATGGTTTAGGTACAACTGGTGGTGCATTTGCACAAACACCTACTGGGACTAACTCATCACCCTCTTTTACTGGTAGTGCTTTTACACCATCTGGCTCAGTTAGTGTTTCTGGTACAGTTGCAGGTCATTCAATTACTCAAGCACAACTACCTAATATTAATTTACAAACTAACGAGATGGTAAAAATAGAACAAGCACCTGCAAATAGAGGTTCGTCATCTGGTGCAGGTGCAACTTACTCAAGGGCAAACATACCTTTAGGTGGTTCTGGTCAAGCACACTCACATGGTTGGTCTGGTTCAGCAACTTTTAGTGGTACATCTGCAACACCATCTGGTTCAGTATCAGCACCTAACTTTACTGGTTCAGTATTAGATACAACAAATCCTTACATTGCACTTAACTACCAAATTAAATACTAGGAATAAAATATGGGAATAGAAAATTTTAGAACTACACCTGCTAACAATGGCAACGTATTAGCCACTGGTAGCTTTCAAGAAAATCAAAGTCCATCAAGTGTCAATGATGGTGCTAGACAACTAATTGCTGATATTAAGTCTTGGTATCTTGAGGCAGAATGGATTGAGGTGGGCAATGGTCAGACTGCAACAACTTATACAAGAGTAAATGGTACTCAAGTAACGATTGCCTCAAATGTTACCTCTTACTACACAAATGGTCGTAGAGTTAAATTAGTAGATGGTACTGGAACTACTTTATATGGTCAGATTACTGGGGTGGCATTTAATTCACCAAACACAACTATTACAATGTCATTTGATGGTGGTGGGTCTATTGGGTCTGGTACTATAACAAGTTTAAAACTTGGTATTGTGAACCCTGCAAACTCATCAATTCCATCAACTTCACCAACTGGGTCAATAGTTATGTGGTCTGGCTCATCAATTATAGATGGTTGGTTATTTGCAGATGGTACATTAAAAGACAAAACTGCATACCCAGATTTATTCGCAGTCTTAGGCAATACTTATGGAACACAAACATCAAGTCAGTTTTATTTACCAAATTTAAAAGATAGGTTTATTTTAGGTAAAGGCTCAACGTATTCTACATTAGGTGGAACTGGTGGGTCTGCAACAATTACACCATCTGGTTCAGTATCTACACCAAGTTTTTCTGGTTCATCATCTAGTGTTAGTGGCTCTATAACATTAAGTGGTAATACTGGTTCACACACATTAACAGAAAGTCAATTACCCTCACATACACACTATCTATTTGCAAATCATTCTATGGAACAAAATGCAAATTCAGACTGGGTAAGACGTAGTGGCAGTTTACATAAATCAAGTGGTATTGATAAGTCTGCCTCACTAGAGGGTTATCAAGCCTCTGGTTCAGATGATTTTAAATACTCAATGGCATTTGATAGAAACAATGCAACACCATCAGTTCACCCATCTAGTCCAGTTGGTAGTGGCAGTGGTCATAATCATTCATTATCTGGTACTTTTAATCTTAGCAGTGGTACTACAACTGCAAATGGTTCTGTATCAACACCATCATTTACTGGCAATAGTGCCTCAACCCTCTCACCATATATAACCATGAGTTATATTATTAAGACCTAATTATGAGTACAAAAAAGATATTAGATAAAATAGAAACTATCCAAGAAGATATACATAATATTAAGATGAGTCATAAACTCATGGAAAAAGACTTATCACATCTAAAGTCAAATCATCTTTTTCATATCGAAAAAAGCACCAATTTGCTATGGAAGTGGTCATTGTTTATTGGCACATTAATTCTCATTATGTTTGTTGATGAGGCTCGAACAATAATATTTGAACATATTATAAAATAAATTTATTTACATTTTGACAAAGACAATCGCACAAAAAGGATTGTGGGCAGAGAGTATTGCAAAGGCACATTTCTGTACGCAAAAAAATTGCATAGTATTTGAACCCATTGGTGGTGTTGGTTTATGTGATTTAATAGTTTTAAACACCAAGACTGGAAACATTGAAAAGTATGATGTGAAATATGGTGGACAAAGGTTTCTCTATAACAGAGGAAACAAAAATGGAAATGGTGGTTTACGTTTAATCCATAGAGTTCCAAGTGAAAAACAAAAAAAATTAAACATTAAATTAATTTACGTTATGGCAGATGGCACAATTAGAAAGCCAAAATCTGAAACAAGGGTAAGGGGTTAGGGTAACAATGCAGAATGAAGAACTAATATTGGTAGAAACACCAGTAAAATATTTAGACTGGAACTATCCATATTTTACAGTCAATGAAATGGTATGTCAGCACACTGGCTATCTAGGTTTTAATGAACGATTTATGGATAGCTTAGTTACATTAAGAGAGAAGTGTGGATTTGGTTTTCCAGTAACCAGTTATTATCGCCATGCAGACTATATAAACATTGAAAACTCACACCCTATTGAACTTAAAAAATTAGAGGCTAGTGGAAAAGCAGGTAGTCATGCCAGTGGTAAGGCTATTGATATTGGTGTTGATAGAGAAAGAGCTTTTATATTATTACGCACTGCTATGGATATGGGCATATTTACTGGCATTGGAATCAACCAGAAAGGCAATAGTAGATTTATACATCTTGACACTTGTAATGCGTCAGATGGATTTACTAGACCAACAATATGGAGTTATTAAGCATTTGGGCAGTAACAGTGGTGTTAAGTTTTTCAAATGCACCAGATTACGAGTCTGAATATCAAAGAGTTACATTTAATAATGAAAATTCATGCCAAGAATTTTTGCATGAAAATAGAATTATTTTAGAACATGATTTAATTCATGTTTTTGAAACACAAAAAGAGAAACTAATTAATATAAATTTTAATTGTGAAATCATTAAAGGTGAGGAAGTATGAACCCATTAGTATTTTTACCTAAGATATTAGGTGTAGCAAAACCATTATTAGGTTTAGCAGGTGGTCTAACAAAGAATCCTTTGGCAAAATTGGTGGTCGATAAAGTCAGTGGTGGCATTGAACATAGCCTAGAAAAGAAAAAAATTATTAGAGCTAAAGAAATAGAGGCAGAGCAAAACGTATCTATTGAACAAGTCAGACAACAACAAAATTCTATAAAAGATGAAATCTTAACTATAAAAATAACCGCTATCTTTTTATTTACCTGCTTACCATTTTCACAACCATACATGGAAAAGGCATTTAGCATACTTGCCAATGCACCAACAGAGTTCTGGTGGGCAGTGCTAATTGTGTATTCTGGTAGTTTTGGTTTATCTACTCTCAATAACATTCGTAAGAAGTAATTGACTCCTCGCAAGACTAAGTATCACCCATATAGCAAAAAGTTTCCTGCAACAGATGTCATGGGTATTTGTCCTATCTGTAAAAAGGAAGTGTTAAGAGGTGATGGTTTTGTTATGGAAGAAAAAAT